TAGCCACCCGTAATTGCACCTTCGATATAGGCGGTTTGGGTCGTATCGGTCGTGGATGATTTCACGAAGAGTTCACTGGCATTGGCGGGTTGTTTCGCCACCTGTTGATACCCGCTCGGCACGTACGCCTCTGGCGTGCCGGTACTCACTGCTGGATCGGGATTGAAGGTCCGATACCGACTCATGGAACGCCGCCCCAGGGTGCGGTCATTGGTCGTCTCGCGAATCTCCAGGACATCCTCGACATTAGGCAGAGCGTACGCGGCTTGATCGACCACACTCAGCAGCGTCGTGGTCCGACGACGTAATCCATCACATCCCGGCCGAGAGAGAATCTCGCGATGCCGATTGTTCAGATGATCTAACAACCGGCTTTGCGTGAGACTGTCCAGCGTCGTGGCATTCTTACCGGTCGCTCGCGCCAGCTTCGTGAGGAGATCCAACCGCGTCATCTACGCCGCATCCTTATCGCGCACCCGTTGCGCGACGTCAGGTTGGAGCTGGCGCAGAAAATCCACGCCGCCCACCATGTTTTTCATCTGCATGGTCAACCACGTTTTCGGTGGCGCCACGACGAGCCGCGTCGGCTGCCCATCGATGTCATGCTTGATCTGCACACGGATGATTCCCTCCATCCCATCACGCCGTTTGGCGCGATAGACACCCGCCTCAAGATTGTTCAGCAAGGTCCGCTCTTCGAGCGTGCAACCGCCGTACTCATCGGCGACATAGGGATACCCGGCATAGATTGTGAGTTGCCCGTTCTCATCCTCGTCCCAGTAGCCGAGAAAGGACTCACACCGCAAGGGGGGCAGCTTCTCGCCGGTGGGAGAGAAATGACTCATCCCAGGGAATGGAAAATCTCCGAGATACGATTCTGGCCGCTTCGTCCGAGCGGCCTTGACGGCTTCTGCCGTACTGACCGTCTGGCCCTTGAGGAGCGCCGCAATCATCTCCGCTTGTCCCTGTTGCATCTGCTGGATGAGCGGAGCCATCGCAGCCGCCACCGCGATGGCGATCGCCGTCGGATCGACGCCTGGTCCAGCCGAGACGTCCTGATCTGGCGTGTCGGGATCATTGGGGCTATGAAATTTCGCCATCACTTCTCCTGTCGATAAATCCACGTGCCATCATCGGCCGTGCCGCAGTGGTAGAACTGCAGGCCATTCACCCGAACATGGAATGAGCGCTCATGGGGCGCTTCTGCACGCGCTGACTCCACCTTGCCTTCTACGGTTTCGACGAGAACCGGAAGCAATCCGTCATCGGCTTCCGTCTCAGCAGGGGCGACGAGGGCCGTCGCAGCAGCTTTGACCCGTTCGGCAACACTTTTCTTTTTCGTCATCATGCGACTCTTTGAAATGGGTGAGGCCGGTCCGATAGACCAGCCCCACCATCTGCGTTAGTACAGCACCCAGAACACCGGCAGCACCTTCGTATCGCGTCCGGTGACCATCATGTAGGCGACGTGCGACAGTTCGGCCGAATGGACGGACAACGCGCCCGCCACCGCACCGACCGCCGTCACGGGTTGGCCGACACCGGGTGTCCCGGCAATCAACGCGGCCCCGACGCCACCCGTTTGAATCCACCCGTATTCATTGGCAGCGATCGGATAGGTGCACCCACCCACGGTGATCCCTGACGCCGTTGTGACCGGATGTTGAATCACCTTGTCGTACGGATTCGCGACCAGGGTGATGCGTGACGAGGCTGTCAACGCGACCTGCACCGTTTCGTTGTCCGCCAAGACCAATTCGCCATTGGCGGATGCGGCAATCGCAGCATGGCCCGCGATCTTGTAGGTGTAGCCGAGGCCAGGAGTCGTATCGACGACTGCATAGCCATTGGCATATTCATCGACGTCAAGCGCGCCTCCAGACGCACCGGCCGTGATGAGCAGAGTGCTCGCGCCTACTGCAGTGACGCGCGCCGTGATGTCATCGTGATCGACATCTTGCACGCGCGACTGCAAGGCGTTGCCCACGACGAGCGCGGAGGCGCCGGCGCGGACATAACGGAAAAACCGGCCATCGGCCGTGACGCCCGGTTGCCCGAGGGGATGTACACGATTCGTGGAAGAGACGAACGCCTCTTGTCCGATTGCGATTGGCCATCCAGCAATGTTAGGCATGATGTCCTCCTTTAGCTGATGGCCGTGATCACGCCGAGATGGCGTGGGTTGTTAGAGATCAACGCGCACTGCGTTTCAACTGCGAGGATGTCGACGAGTTGATTCCCAGGACGCACCTTGCCATACGCCTTCATCCAGAAATCGGTCTGGTACGCAATGAGCAGGTTTTCGTTGTTGAGCGCGTACATCGTGTCCGCGAGCACGTCACGGTCCCAGACCACGCGGGCCTTTTTGAACCGCATCGCATCGTGATCGATGCCGGCATCCACTTGACCGGAATCGCGCTTGTCGCTCACGAATTCATTCGCGACGAGGAGCGATTCATAGCCATTCACGACCGTGGAAGTCGACAGGTAGTATTCCGGCTCCATCACGCCCATGCCTTTCGATGCGGCGGCATGGATCGTGCGCATGGAGGCCCGGAGGTTATCGAACGCGCTCGTGGACTGCGTCCCCGTGACCTGCTGATTGCGCCAGAAGGTATGGACGGAGCGATCAACCGCGCCGGGGCTGCCCGTCGTGGGTGTGGCGGAGACGAGATCCTGGAGGCCCAGGATTTCATTGCCGCTCTGCGCGCCACAGATATCAGCATTGATTCGTGAGCGCAGGGACTTGAGCAAGTTGTCCGATTTGCCCTTGTCCAGGTCGAACTTCGCCGCTGAGCCGCGGTTTTCCGCTTCCTCTTTGGTCGAGATGACGTAATCGCCCGCGTACTGTTTGCCGTCGTATTCGAACTCGTCGAACACATCGACTCGCGTAGTGTCGAGCGTTTCCGTGTCGGTGATCGGTTTGACCGACGTATTCAGTCTGTACTCAATCGTCCCGATGTACGCCTTCCCGCCCGTGAAGCCTTTGAAGGCTTTGGAGCGCTCCATGCGTTCGAGTTGTGAGTACTCATCGTGAATCGCGTCGTTGGGCTTGGTGCCGACGTAGACTTCCCACGCCGCCGCCTCGCGCTGTCCAACGTTCGGAACTGGCATCTATCCGTGTCCTTTCTTCAGACCAAGCCGACCTGGGCATAGGCTTCATCCCACGTCTTCGGTCTGCGCGGCGGGGCGGGGGCCGACGCCGCAGGGTTATCGCTTCGGCCGGCCGCTTTCGCCACCGCCGTCGCCGTCAAATCTGTCTGCTGTTGCTGTTGCAGTAGGGGCGGGACGATCTGCGCGTACGCCATCCCCAACGCGGTCCACTCGTCCATGCCATTCGCGTGATTCGCCTCGAAGAGTTCTTTCTGCTTCGCGGCAATGGCTTTGGCGTGAGTCGTGAACCCAGGTTGGGTTTTCCAAAACTCCAAGCGTTGAGTCACGGTCTGCTGTGATTGCGCCTGAAATCTGGCGATGGCTTGCGCGTGTTCGACTTGTTGCTGCAGATCCGCGATCGGCTTGAATTTCTCCTCAAACTTGCGTTCGAGGCGTCGCTCGAGCCACGCATCGCGTTTGGGCAGCGCCGCCGGATCGACAAACGTTTCACCGTTCTCGCCCTGCACGTAGATCTGTGGTTCGGCGTCTTCCACGGGTGGCGGTGTCGTCTGGCGGCGCAGGCTACTCAGCTTTTGCCCCAACATCGCGCGCACACTCGCTCCGTGTTCAGGGGAGGTGATCGCTTCGTCAAGGAGTTGGCCGAGCGTGCCTGGCAAGTCGGATCGGAGGGCTTGGACCACTTCCAGGCCCCCGCCGTACTGCTGCTGAAATTCCTGTATGGCCGCCTCGTGCCCTTTCTTACGCGCGTTCTCAAGGATGGAGGGCCATCGCTCTTTCGGCGGTTCACCAGGGACCGGGACGTCCTCTGCGGGCGGCGGCTCCGTTGTCGCAGGAGCAGGCTCTAACGCCGGGGACTCGGGCGTCTCGGGGGTGGCAGGGGCCGCGGCTGCCGCCGCATCCACGCGGGCATAGGCTTCATCCCACGTCGCTGCAGGCTTCTCGGCCGACACACTGGGCGTCGTCGTGGCGACAGATGGTGTCTCTGTCGTCGCTGGGACATTCGGTGTGGTCGTGATTGGGTCCATCGGTACACTCCGTCTGCCGCTGTCTCGCATCGCGGCGCTCGAAAAGAGACAGGCAACAAAAAAGGCGCTCACGCAGCCATGGAATCGATCCATGACGCGCAAGCGCCTCGGTCTTGCTGCCTGTTGTCAGGAACGCCACGCGGGAAGGCAACCCGCGGTTCGGCCCGTCGGCCTAGCGTCCTGTCAAAACTTGGTTACTGCATCGCATTCTGCTCTGCTTGTCGTCGACCGCGTGCTTCAGCAGCAACGATCTCCAGCGCAAACGCGCGTATATATTCCTCGTCGCCATCCTCCAGGCCGTACCCTCTTTCCCGGAGCGAATCCAACACATTCCGTACACGCTGGGCGGCGAGTTCAAGTTCCGCGAGCGTTATCGACATCTCAGAACCTTTTTGTTTCTCTGCTAATTCCACACGCATCGTTTGTTCTGCTGCAAGACGCGCTGAGCGGCCCTGCCCTTCCCTTGTCAATACTCGTCCAGTCATGAGATCCACGAGGCGGATCTTCCAATGGTCGTTGGCACCCCACGTGTGCATGTACAGATCAACGCGATCATCAATTTCTCTCGTCGTCGAATCCAGGACCGTCACGTTGTTCAAAATCTCTCCATTTTTGGAACTACATCTCGGATGCGTGTTCCGCAGGTCACACAAATCCGTCGCCCGCTCGGACGTGTATACACGACGGTCTGCCCACAGCCACAAGTCACGCGGGCACCGCCGGCTGCTGTTTCCGGAACCGATACGCTCCCGCTGTCAGATCGATCTGCCAGCACTGGCACCGCGCCGTCACGCCGTCCGGCTCTAGCGTCACGTCCAACGGGGTCGTCAGACACCCCGTTCGTTTCACCGGGCACCGGATTGCCAACTGGGTGCCAGCTAAGAGGGTTTCCGCCAGTTTCAGCAGATCCCCACTTGGGGTCATCGAGTGCTCGAGAGCGGCGCGCGGGAATCGGCGTGTCATGCACGGGCAATCGATCTTCCATATGTCATCCTCGATGGCATTCGCCATAGCGAGATGTTTGTAGGTCCCGTGCACGCGCGCACATCGCGCGCAGACGAGCCAGAGGCCCGCTTGTTGTAGGATGCGCTCGAGTGCGAGAATCAGCGCGATCTGCGGCGACGTCAGCATCATCTGCGGTGTACCCCGCATTGCGGCAAAGACGGCAAAGCCCTTACTCACGTGTAGCCTCACGGCTGGTAATCGTCCACCCGGCATCGGTCACGGTGATCGGATAATCCGGGTGCGGCTCCAGAAGCGCCAAGCCGCCCGGTCCGGTCGGTGCGGTCGTTGATGTGACACCACGAGATACAAGCGCCTTGGCTGCTTCCAGATCCACCGAGACCCATTTCGTCAAATGCTTGGACCCCTCCACATAGCGCGGGGCGATTTGCAAGCCTTCAGCCGCCAAGCGACGATGTAATTCGGACCAGGAATGCACCTTGATCGGTTGAGAGAAGCCGTTCTCCTGCCACATCCCGCCAGGAATGTCATCACCGACCACGATCCCTCGTGCACGTCCATGCCCGCCTTTACAGAACGGATAATCACCAATCCCGTAAAACACGCCGCATATCTCACATTGGACCTGGTCCACTCAGTGCTCCTGTTTCGTCAAGCTGATGTTGGTCGAGCCGGTCCGCCTTATCCGCTGTGCTCGCCGTCTGGGGATTGCCATTCGCCGGTGCTTCTGCCCCGTTCGTCGGCTGTGCGCCAACCCCTAGATTCTGAAGTGCCAAAGCCAATTGCACGGCCTTCCCATCAATTGGATAACCCATTTTCGAGAGCAAATCGAGCACGATCGGCCCTTGCGCGCCAATGAAGTCCTCTCCTTTGAGAGCCACGTTCATCCCCGGCGGATCGGGTTTCTCCGGTTGCGGCTGCGCCAACCATTCCGCGGGGTCATACCCGAACTTTTCGCAGAACTTGCGCCACATCGTCTGCTGATTGATAAATGGGGATTTGGCGGCGAAGTTGATGACTTGCAAGAACTGTCGCCGGTCATCCTCAACGTCGATATATTTGCCGGAATCCATGGCGATATCGAACGTGAACCGGCCTAACAAACCAGCCTGGCGAAATTGCAGCCATTGGGCCGCGCGCGAACGGCCCAAAATATCGACGGCGATCCGATCGCCGTACTGGACAAGCCATGCGGAGAATTTACGCACGCCAGCCAGAAACCATTCCTCGTCACGTTTGCGCTCTTTATTGAACCGTGCATTCGAATGTCGATCAACCGTCGCGATCTCCGTAGCCGTGCGCGCTTTCCTATTCTGTGTACCGCCTTGTGGGGCCGTCATCCCCAAGATCTGATCACGCTTCTGCTCGAAAATCTCGAGCCCCAGATAGGTCTCACGACCCAATTCCAAGGTGGGCACTTGCTGGAGGACGGTATTGGACTTGCCTGAGGCAAGCGCTTCTTCCAACACGGGGATGATATTCATATCCATCCCCTTGAAAATCTCCATCTCCTTAATTGTCGCTAGCGCCTCCATGTCGATCTTGCCGATAGCGGCGAGCAGAATCAGGCGGTTGGCATCACGTTTGGCTTTCGTCTGATCGAGATATGTATTGATCTCTTTCGTCAGTGGTCCCGTCTGCGAAGAATCGGCGGGCACCCACGCACTGTCCGGAGAATCTCGTAGCGCCAGCGGGTGAATGGGATACCCAATGATCGTGTCCGGTGTGAGCACGATACGGCCGTCGCGTTCCTGCCATGGCGCATTCTCGTGTTTTACAGGATGATCGTAGCCATCGATCAAGACCAGCACGCGCAAGAGTTCGGGATGGATGACAGTGTCATCAAAAAGACTGGCGCGATACCAGAGTTCGGTGCCGGTGCATTGGGGATCACTGGCGCCAGCAGGTTCCTTGCCTTCGCTAAACGTGACTTCGCGCGTGCCCCCTTTCGTGGGTTCCCAGTCGGGCGGTAGGTTGTATTCCCGCTTGACTTGGGAGACGGGTTTCTTCCAGTCGTAGCCAAGCCAAGGGGCTTTGTCATAATCCGTATCGTGGAAATCAACGGGGATAAGGCCCGCTTTCCCACTGATACGGGACCAAAAAAATTCCTCATGCACGACCTGTGGAATCGGGAGACCCGTCATCGCGTCAGGCACGTCTACGATGGTGGGGGTATACCCGATCTTCGTGAAGGCTGGTTGAATCGCGATGAGACAATTCTGGATCGCTTTGGAGGCTGTCGCTTTCGCGTTCATCTTGTCAGCCGCAAGCAATGCGTTCAACAATTCTTGATGTAACAATGCAGCTTGCGCATCACCATCTGGACCCGGTTGCACAGCGATCACTGGTGTGTCGAACAGGAGGTCAGCGCCTTTTCGCTCAACGTCGCGAAAGTCCACGCCGACATTTACGCCGACAGCATTTTTGGCGGCTGGTGCGTACCGTTTCAAATTCTCCTCAACTTGCCATTCCACAATCTTGTTCTCGCGCAATTGGCGCGCGCGCTCGATTTCCTTGCGGAAGAGTTCGAGCTTCTCGTCAGACAAGGGAATCTTGAGTACGGGCCCCACGGGTTCGGTCGGCATCGCCAGGGCCGGTGCAACAGGTTCGACCATCATGCCGCTTGACTCCGCGCAAAGCGCTTGAAGGCGCCCCACGTGCCCGGTTTATCCGTCTTCACAATGACTGGCTTCGTCCCTGGGCGTAAGCCGCCCATCAGCACATACCGCAAGGTGTCGCACGCATGATCATCGCTCTCCGTATTCAAATCTTCTGGATTGTGGTCATCCTGCATCATCGCTGGCAGCGTCCGAATCAAATACTTGCACCGCGGATGGACGGTCAGCCAGGGACGTCCAGTCTCCTTATTGATCGAGAGCGCTTCATGAACCCGTTGCCAACCCGCCGTCCGATGATTGCTGACGGGCGTGAGCACGACTTTATGGCGAGCAAACGTCTGCAAGTAGTCCTCACCAATCTGGCCCGTCTTCGCCTTTAAGGCGGGATCGCAGTAAATCGGTGGCATCTTGGGCAGTTTCCAGTCACCGAGCGTTCGATCACGGATCGCCTCGGCGACTTCGCGCACGCTCATCCGCTGAAACTTCAACTCGTCAAAGATATGAGCGTGCGCGTCCGGTAAGGCACACCCCCAGAGGACCACGCCGGGTGAGGCTTGGCCCCAATCGAGCCCCATCTTCACGGTGAGATCGCGTGCTCTCATGCCGCAATCTCCAAATCGGCGACATGCCACTCGTGTCCGTCTTTGGTGGCGCGCCAATCAAAAAACTGCCCCAAGTACGCATCCCAATCGCCTTCAAGAAGTTGCCGGCGACGGATCTCTGGGAGATCTTTCAACGTCGTCACATACGCGCGCTTGATATATGGATTGTCCTTCAGACGCGCGCCGTGGAATGCCCAGAATTCTGCGCGGTAATTTGGATGTTGGTCGCGATCCGGCGTCTGATCGATAAAAAAGTCCTTGACCCACCGACCGCCTCTCCCGCCCGGATTGGTCGCGGTGACGACAATTGATCCATCCGTCTCCATCTCTTCGAGGTCACCATCTTCATTCACATCCCAATACTTGTACCCGCCACGCAAGGCCATCAGATGTTCATTCGCCGAGCGCGCGCGGGCGAACAACTCCAGCATTTCGTCGCGCTCAAACGTGACAAGTTCATCGGGGGCAATCGCGTCGTACTCGGAAGAGAGATAGTCCTCGAGTGCCCCTTTATCTTCCAGATGGCCCATACGAATAATCGCCGTCGGCCGATTTTTGTGAGGGAATTCCACAATGCGGTCGCTGATTTTCCAGTGCCCCCCACGTTGCGCGACTTCAAACGGGACAAAACGCAGATGTGACTGATCAAGGTCCTTATATGTCCGCCGCAATAAGAGGGCATGGAAACCAGGGACCTGTTGTGCGAATCGGTACAAGACTTCGCGCAACCACTTCGATTTGCCTGGCCCGGCTTGACCGCCAACACATAACCGATTGGTAGCCCGGTGATAGACGGCTTCATGCCATTCCACTTGACGCGGCGTCGGAATATAGACAGGGCGGGGCGGCTTGCCTTTCATCGTGATCACCACCGCCCACTGCAGTTGACGTGTCTTGCAGGCGAGGGTCGGGCAGAGCCATGGCTGCTCCATGACCGTGGGCTGTACCCACCGTTGTAATCCCGACCCACACCAGCAACAGAGCGCGCGTGCCATTTATGTCACGGTGGCACTGAACGGCGTGGCTTCCGTACCGGTCGCCGCCACCACTCCAAAGACAGACCAAGTATCCGTCGCCACATCCTGCAACTCGAAGAATTCACCTTTCTGTGTACTGCCGGTCGTCGTGCGATTCAAGGTAATCGTATCGCTATCTGACGCCGTCTCAAACGCCACGGAGGTATCCCCCGCATCTTGGAGGGTGATGCACATGCCAGCCATGACATCATTCCCCACCACCTTGATGACATGACTATTGGAAGTGGCAATGACCGACACCACGAACCGGAATCTCGCCCCCGATCCTGTCGCTGCCGGCAGTGTGCAGGTCGATCCC